ATCTTTCCTTGCCCTATTCACGATATACTCTTGTACGCCTGCCTTGTTGTTGATGATGGAGTACTTTATTGCCGCATAAATGTAGTCCTCGAAGAGTTTGTTCACGGAGATCAACGCCTCATTGCCGTTCTCCATTCCATCGGAGACATACTCGATGACACATAGATAGCCGGCCATGTTCGAGCTGAAGTTGATCACTCCATTCTTCTTGTCAATGGTGAAGGTCGGATTCGCCGTGGCGATCTCCGTATTGAGCCCGTACCGGAAATACCAGACATCGTCAATGCACCACCCATATTGCCCATCGTATGGGCTAAGAGGGTTGACAAACAGAATTGGCGCCGTGCCGTTTATCCTCGCCAGGTCAAGCTCAGAAAACTGAGGGGAGACGGCGTTGCCGTTTTGGTCAAATAGGATATCGCCGCTTTGGTCGTACAAATAAGCCAGGGCAGAATTGGCCTGGGTATTCTCGCTCAATGGGAACAGCACCCCATTTGACTCCGCAGATATCCGGACCCAGTTGACAAAGTCAGGAGGGAGGACAACGCGCAAGGCGCTGTCGACCGTGACCTCAAGGACCTTGGTCTCCTTCATGGCGTCGTAGTTCAGCTCCTGTATGGCTCGCTTCGCGAAGAAGACCACCTGGAACCGGTTAATGTTTCCAATGATCTCGTTGTTGCCCTGGTACATCAACATGAAATTGTTGACGATATCCTGCAGGGTGATATACTGATAAGACCCCCAGTTTGCGTCCTGAGGCGAGACACCATTATTGGTGTAGTACTGCTCTTGGTTTATGTAGGCCATTATCCTCTATCTTTTTGAAAGTCAGCCGCTTCTTTTGCCGTGGCCACCTGGACCACCTCTGCCTCACGAATGGACACGCCTGCGTATTGCAGGATCCTTGCTACGAGATCGGAAAAGTCTGATTCGGGAAGCTCAAAGTCAGTCGATGCCCCGGGGTTGTATACAGGCTCTGAGTTAGTCAACGAAACATAACCCCAGTTAGGGGTCGTCGGTATCCGTATGTACTGAGCGGTCACTCCGGCGGTTATGCTGCTTGGATACACGGTGACCCTTTGCGCGATGGCCGATCCGGTTCCTGTCCCGCTCATTACATATGCAGGAAACAAGGTCGATGGAGCGGTAAGATTTGAAGCTACAAGCTGATTGACTTTGCTAAGCGAAACCCGGTCAATGACCTTACTATTCCACAGCACGTTCATTATCATGTAGCAATCGGCCGGCACCGAGAATGTGGCCCCCGAATATGTAAGGCTTGATGACGTACTAAAGGTGTCGATGACCTCCTCTGTGATCTGCCTAAGGTTCGCGTAGCCTTCACCGGAGATCTTCGTCTTGGCAGCGCTTAGGTTGCCATAGTTCTGCCGGTATACCTGGTCGTTGTACGTCTGGAAATAGTCCTCAAATATGTCCATTTGAGCCATCCTCGCGTAAAGATTGAAATCGTTCGGCGTGATATAGCCGTAATTGTTCTTGTTTAAGATAGCCAGAACAGCCGTACGGACCTCGTTTATCATACACAAAGGTAATAAAAAAAGCCACCCTCCCGAGTTTCAGGGGGTGGCTTTGAAATGAGTGAATTAATTATCCGATTGCCAAAGCTACAGTTCTACCTCCCGGTAAAATTTCTGGCAACTGAAAATAAGTCGAACCAGATTGGGTTGCGGAAATTAAAGCGTTAGCAATAATCCTGTGAGTTTCATAGGTTGAATCAGGACTAGATAAGGTTAATGTAACAACGTCGGCGCCTGTATTTGGATTAACAAGACTTACTGCCAAGGTGTTGGTCGCATTAAAGACTATCGATATAATGCTTGATCCATTAAAATATCCAGTGTTTAGAGCGGCGAGAGAGCCTATTTGCACAAATGTTGCCATATTATGTAAAAGATAAAGTGATTGTTGTAGCAGTGCCGCCAATAGCCGGCATTAAAGGCAAATCAATATAAGACTCTCCTCCTTTGGTAGAAGCATTTGCCGCCATAATAGCGTCACAAACAATTTGATGCAAAATCCTATTTGGAGCAGGAGAACTATTATTGAAAGTCAGAACAAGTGTATCATTAGAGGTGTCCGGGATATCCGCATTAATATGAAGGACGGTATCGCTTACTGGAACAATACTAAGAATGGAGTCAATATCAATGAAGAAATCTCCATTTGTTGTGGTGGCCTGAGCCGTGCTTGGGATTCTTAAATATTTAGCCATACTATGATCTTGTTACAATTACTGTTCTGTTTTGTGGGAGCGCTGACGCAATATATCCAAACAAAGACGTTGAAGACTTGGGCGATGAAGCATTGATGATATCTTGAACGATAATCTCATGCGTAACCCCTGTTGGGTCAGCTCCAAAGCTAAGTGTTACAAAATCTTGAGCCGAACTCCCGGCGGCTTGTGGCAAATTAATCTGACCCTCATCAATTGGGTTAAGAAGCATTACTTTGTCAAGATTAATGTATGTCGGCAAATCCGTTTTAACCCTTGTGTAGGAGTCGTTAATTTCAATTGGGGCACTCAAAGTCAATACTGAGTTTGTCATTCTTAAAATCCTACTTGGCCCACCAGAATTAGAAACGAATACAACAACACTTGGACTGCCACCATTTGGAACGCCACCGGCCCACTTATTAGGCGTTGTCGGAAGTGCGGCTCCGACGGTCCAAGTAGTCCCATTCGTGCTAGTCAAAATTCTTTGCGTTTGAGTGCCTGTAGTTCCAAGAGCGTAATAACCATCATTAGTGGCAAAAACATAAGAAAAGTTGACATCAACGTTGGGATCTCGAGAAACCCAGGTGACCCCGTTGTCTGCACTAGTCATAATTCTCGTTGCCTGCGTTCCGCTACTAGCAACAGCGACCATTACTCCGCCTGCAACTTGCTGAGCAGCAACAGAAACCCATGGATTAGTCGTGGGAGCAGTTGCGGCGGTTTGTGATGTCCAAGTGGCTGGAGTGGCCAAGCCAGTTTCAGTGTTCGTCATAACTGCGCCAGCAGCAGCTCCATCATTTGCAACAGCAACCCAGTTGGCGCTAGCGCTTACGTTGTTCCATGAAACGCCCGTCCAATTTCGTGACGCATGAGCCGCTACTGAAGTGTAGCTCGTCCCATTTGTGGTAGTAATGGTTTGGTGTGCCGCAGTGCCTCCGCCTCCAACAATTACGGTCCTAGCGGCACTTGATGCCGCTGCATTAAAACTAACCGCTTGCTGGTCTGTGGAGTACGTCCGAACGGTCCAAGTAGTTCCGTCAGGGCTAGTCATAATCCTACCGATCCCTGTTCCTGATGCAACAGCAATAAACATGCTAGCGTTGGGACTCCACGTTACAGCAGTCCATGTTCGTGTTTGTGCCGCATCGGTCAACCCCAATGGATAGGTCCATGTGGTACCACCGTCGGCACTTCTAGCAACTCTATAGGCGCCAGCATTACCAACAGCAACATAAACGTTGCCTCCCTGATTGTAAGCAACTGAAGTCCAGTTTGTATTGCTAAACTCAGATGGATACTGAATAAATTTTGCCATAATAATTACGATAAGACGTATGTGTAGGTTGTTGATGGCAGGAAATCAAGTGTGGATACTGAAGATGCATTTGAGGTCATCGAAGACGAAGCCTCAATAACCGCATTAATAAATGCGTCCCGCTGAAGAGCCCCGCCAGTCTGAAGTGTGACCGTGATTCTATCAACACCAGTATTTACTCCGCCATTAAGATGAATGGTGATATTTCCGGTTCCCGTTGAATAAACCCATGAAACATACTTTGGGTTAATCAAAGTTGAGCAAATACCTTGGCCTGTCGGCAGGTTATTTAGGCTCTTTGCTATTTTGAGAAAGTTGTTCATAGGGCAAATATACGGTAATTAATCGGGCAAGTGTTTTTCTAGCGTTTTCATGATGTCCACCCCTTCGTCGGTCAAAAAGTACGCTCTGGTGGCGCTTTTCGCCGTTTCCCCAAGTGGGATAGAGATCATCTTTGACTTGTTGGTCGAAAGGTTGAAGTGGACAGCGGTCTTCTTTGTCACCAAGATGCCGGCGTCAAACATCTTTGACACAAGGCCATCGTGGGCGACCTGCGGATCGTTTGCGATCGACAAAAACTCTTCCGGATTGTTTTTTGCGTAAACAAGAATGTCTCGCTTAAGCTCAGAAGTCGAAATACGAGTCGGATCAACCTCAAGTGCTACCCTAGCCACGTTTTCCATCATGGATATCTCCATCTTCCTGGCCACATTCATGGCCTCTATCTCGACTTCGATAGACTCCAGTTCTTTGGACGCATCCCTCTTGTTGTCAACCTCCTCAAATAGAGCGCCATTATCAGGGTGAACCTCGAGGAACTTTTGTAAAACCAAGTTGGTGTCTTCAACTCTTAGAAAGCCATCCTCAAAGATGATTGGCTCTAGAATAAAATTCCCATCTTGTTCATCTACGAAAGGGCTCTTTTGATTCCTTGCGTATCGGAGTTCCCTGTTGCGAGTTCCGTCAAAATGGTAAAGCCTGCGAGCAGGTGTGTTTCTGCTTGCAAGCATGAATGTCAGCGGGGCTGACTGTCTGGTTAATCTGTAGACTTTTGGCATTTGATTTGAGTTTGTGGATGAAAAAAAGAAAGGGGCGCACCGAAGTGCGCCCCTCATGATTAGCTCTGGAAGATGAAGAAGTTATTCGCCCCCAAAGTACATACGCAGCGCTCGGACAAGTAGTGAACACTCATCGAGTCGGAGTCGCTGTTTGCAGCGCCACCAGCAGAACCGATAGCCCAAGTCTTAAACTTGCGGCTTTCAGCCTCTGTTTCGCGGTAACGAACGTGCAAGAATGGACGCTTAGCGTTCTGGCCCATCACCTCGTCATAGACGTTTGTGGTTCCGGCAGGTACAAGCAAGCCATTGATGGCACCACCGACAGTTCCGGTAGCGGTACCTTGACCGCGCATGGTGGGGTCATTCAGGTATTTCCAGTCTGTCTTGTAGAAGTCGTAGCCACGGCGGAATCCACGGAAGCCGAGGTTCAAAGCCATTTGCTCGCTGTTGTCAAACAGGCCGTAGGAAGTTCCGCCGGTACCGTAAGAGTTCTGAGCGGCCAAGAAGTCGTCCATGGCGAAAGAAGCAGCACGATTTACGAACATGGCATTTTCCTCGATGGCTCCCTGCTTGTCAAGACGCTGAACAATCGCGTCAAAGTCTACAAGGCTAGTTGGGAAGCCTCCGCTGAAGATGTTACCACGCTGCTGAACGGCGTAGAATACACCCTCAGTACCCTTGAATCCCTGGGTAGCGTTACCAGCGTTAGCCGCTGCTGTTCCAATAGCTGGGACAGCCTCGATTACAGTCGCCTCCAAATAGTCCTCGAAGCGAAGGCGAGACTCATGCTCAGCTTTCATGTACCAGAGGTAACCAGACGATCCATTTTCGGTTGTTACTTCAACCCAGCCAATCTGAGTCATGTCAGAACCAGTTACGGTGTAACGGTCCTTGATGATTACTGGATTGTTGGCGAAATACAAGTCAAAAGGTTGAAGCGTGTCGAGCATACCGGCAGTTCCTTTGCGGAACTCAGATCCATAAACCCAGATGGTATAATTCTCAGTGTTAATTACTGGAGTGACAGTCGTGGTATCCTCATACAGGTTAATGGTGACATCTTGGTTGTTAGCTCCACCAGCTGCAGTATAACTGATGGCTGAGATAATTCCATGGAAGCTCTTGGTTCCATTCTCCTGCTGAAGAACAAGGGTTTGACCGATCCTTACACCAAAGTTTGTTTGAGAAAGAGGGTTGGCGTTGGTAGCGGTTGGAGATCCCAGTGCAGCCGCGAACTGAGACGCAGGAATCCGAAGGGTTCCTCCGCCGTTTGTGAAAGCAGTGAATGTACAGCCGGTGTACTTAACGTGCAATCGGCCCTGCTCGGCCCAACGGATAAGGTCGGAAGCGCAAGGCATTTCTGCGCCTACCATACGCAAAAAGCCGGAGATGCTACGATTACCGTAGCGCTCAAACTCTTTCTCGTAGATGTCTGGCAGATATTGGTTGGTAAAATCGAAAGCGGAGCTTCCGATGTAGTTTGCAGTTCCAGGAACTCGGTAGGCCGATGGCTGGAGCTGAAAGGAGGGGGATGATGCAACTGGCATGGTTTTTTATTTTTTAAAGCCTTTGATACGTAGCCCATTTCCTGACGACGGTGGGGTAACGGCAGCGACCTTCATTCCACCCGTAGTAGTTGGTTGCCCATATGTTCTTACGTCCATGTTGATGTTTTTGCTCTTTTTGGCAAACTCATCCGTGGCCGAGGCCACTCCTTGTTCGTAGAAGAATTTGGCAAACTTCTCCGGATTCGATGCGATCGCTAAGGCGCGATGGTAACCAGCGGCATCTGAAATAAGACCATCTGCATCCAAGAACTTCTTTATCAAGTTCATTGGCGTGCTATTATGCTCTTTGATTTCAGCTGCTTCTGCCGGCGAGTATGTTAATTTCTGCTCTCCCAAGTTGAACTCAAAGCCTTTGAATTCGGGATGAAAGACCTCTTCTGTCTTCTTCAGAAACCACTCACTGCGTCGTTGGGCTTGCTTTTGATCACCTTCCGCCTTGTCAAGGTACTCTTTGTATTGCTTGTACTCATCGGTCTCATCGAAAGGTTTAGCCCTTGACTCAAGTGGCGCCTTATATTTCTCTTTGAGATCGTTGAAGTACTTTTTTGCTTTTGCTAATTCTCTCTTCTTGGCCGACTTCTTCTTCTTAATCAACGACTCATCGTCGTCTTCATCATAAGAAAACTTCTCGGCCAAAATGTCTTTCGCGTCGTCCTTATCGAGAAACTCTTCGGTCGCAACTGTGTACTCCAAGAGCAAATCGTCTGGGTCGACGGCGTCATAATCCTTGTTGAGCCTAATATAGTCCTCGAGGTTCCGACCGGTCTCCTTGCGATACTTCATTATCG